ATGTTTGCTATGATTTGCACCGATAATCTTCGGTACAAGAAAACAAAGTATTACGACTCCGAGTATGTCATCAAAGGCACGCTCCATATCAATGAGCATGCCTATGCCTTCTCGCATTACGATGGAGCGTTTGAGGTCCTCGGAATCCGCTGGCTGAGCAACTACACGAAAGGCCGATACAGCAAGGATACGGGGTTAGAGTTCAGCTTCGGTGCCGATACCGAGGAAGGGCGGCTTTTGCAGGAACATAAGGACGAAGCAATTGAGTGTATCTTGCAAACCGTACATGCGTATAAGCTGACGAACATTGATGCGTGGGTCGAATACTTCAACTTTGCTGTAAGTTGCACGGGAACTTATCAGTATTCCGTGACGCGGTGCCAGGCATTCCCCGATGAGCGGTTCCGCTGTACCATTAAAACGCCGTCACCTGACTGCGTGCTAACCTACAGCTTCAACTTCGATGAGGAAGAATTCCCGAGACTCGAAACGCCCTACTTTCCGGGTGTGGAACTCCTCGAAACGGACATCGATAAGGAATTCATCATGAGTCCCGGCAAATGGCTGTACGGTATCCTGAACATCACCTGCGGCCCGGATGACGAAAATCCCTTGCCGCTGTGCAACGACCATGCCAGAATTGCAGACCTCAAAATCGCCTTAGACTGCGAGGTCAAGCTTAAAGGCTTCGGGAGAGAAAGCAAAGGACAGACAAGCAACCTGATACTGTTCTCAGACATCCAGAAAGAATACGAAAAAATGCGGGGAGATAAATGATTGTGATGTGCTCGGGAAAAACACGGCAAAGCAGTGGCAAAACGATGACAAAGACTTTTTAATTCAGAGGTCACCAAAAACGGTGGCCTCTTTTTTGCTGCCGAAATTTGTCCGTTCATGGTAGTATATGGTATAATAGGAGACAGAAGAAAACAACGCGAGGGAGCTGCAATGAAATCGAAAGCGAAAAGAAACAATAATCGCCCGGCGTCATTCCGCGAGAAGTGCAGGAACGCATTTGCTGGAGCCATAAAGGGACTGGCGAATATCAATGCTGCGGAAAAAGAAAATGTGGCAGCGTCCTTCGACCTCGATAAACGCAGCGTGGAGCGGCGTATTGATGCCATGGAGAAGAACCGTGCTGTGGCGAAGCGTATCGCAGAGGGCTGCATCAAGGGCGACCCAAGCTTTAACTTTGATGACGAATGGATTGCGATAAACATCCTCATGGACCCGCCGTACAATGTCGGTGAAGAGATGTTCTGTTATTCTCTGGCAGCGGCCATCTGGATTCTCGACGCAATTCGTGCAAATCAGAAGATGGACGAGGCGCTGGCACTCCTTCCGAAAGACAAAGATAAACTGAATTCCGTGCGTCTGCCGAAATGTGTGTCTCCGTGCTACAGCGAGGCAGTGTTGCGGAGCATGGTATACACCATCCTGCACCGGAACGAGGACTGTGTTGGACTTATAAAATCCCCGAAGGACCCGGCAAGGGTCTTTGTCACGGATGGGTATACGATTGCCGGGAAACAGCATCAGGATGTGCCGTCCAGACAGGTGTTTGAGGGGATTCTGGCTTTGCTCCCGGAAGACATGGTCGATAATGCCGTAAACACATTCGCGTTCATGTCAAAAGCCGCAGTGAGCCGGTATTTCACCTGCCGAAACAAGTGGATAAAGAAGGAGATAAAGTACGCCGAAGAACTCAGAAAGAAAACAGAAGAGCTCAAAGTCATCTCTGAGGAAAGCGTTAAACTATCAGAAAAAGCGAAAGCTGCCTTTACCGGAAAGAGTATTCAGCGAAGAATAGAAGGTGTCCCGCTTATTGATGATAAGATGCAGGTTGCAGCAGATGTATTTGACCTCAAAAACCGCAGCGATAATATCATCGATGAGATGGAAGCGATTCAGGATGAACGCGATGCACTCTATGACGAGATATCCGATTTCCAGAATGACAGCATTATAAAATCCTACTGGACCGAAGAAAGCTGGGCAAAACGGTATCCGAAACTCATAGCAAGATATGCAGCGCGGTATTCAGTGCCGGACCCGTATGAGATGTGCTTTGCCTTCTATTACCTCATCGACCAGGGCGATGACCTCGCATGGCTGTATTATCCGACCAGCGTTATTCTGTCCTTCTCTGCCGCTCAGCTGCCGTGGAGCGGTGGGACTGTGAAGGAGTTGAGCGACAAGAACGGAGCTGACACGGCAGATATCATCGACGTTTTCCCGCACATTGACATTTACAATGAACTCCATACGAAGGATAGCCGGATGGTGCCGATTTCCTGGAACGATATGAGTTTGCACCTGCCTCCCGATACGAAGCGGGAAGATAATCTGAGATACACACCATCGAAAGCCATCTATACCTTCACGAACGGCGCGATAGTGCCCCGCAATACGAGGAACATCGATGCGTTCGCAGAATCCCTCTATGACTGCGGCGTGACGGCAGATGAAGGTAAGGCTATCTACGGTGCGTATATATCTGTACTCTCTAACCTCGAAGAGCGGGTGGATTTCAAGGACAATACCGAGTCTCTCGCAGCACAATGCAAGGAGTATGAGAAGGAGCTCGAAAGGCTCCGGAAAGAGAACGAACAGCAGAAAGAGGAACTGTACAAAACAAAGAAGGAGTTGTCTGATAAAGATACCCTCTTAGAGAAGCAGGCGAATAAGAGAACCGTAGAAAAACAGGAACTCAACGACCTGCGCGAGCTGATTTTCGCTCTGACAAACGATGCAGGGGAGGAGAAGCCCAGCCAGAAACCGAGCACTGCGTTCCCGTACCATACCCAGAAGAAGCATGTCGTGTTCGGCGGGCATCCGACCTGGCTGAAAGCCATCAAGCCGATGCTGCCGGATGTAAAGTTCATCGAAGGCGTTCCGAGCAGTGAGCAAATCAAGGGTGCCGAGATGGTATGGCTGCAGACGAACTATATGTCGCATAAGGCGTTTTATAAAATCATCGATATCGTTCGCAGCAAGAACATCCCGCTCCGGTATTTCACGAGCGCTTCGGCTGCAAAGGGCGCGGAGCAGGTAGTGGCGGCGGACAGCGGCAAATGACCGCTTTAGAAGTGAAGGACATAGCAAATGGGCAAATACATCACGCACGAACAGCTGCCGTTCAAGGGTAAGCTCGTTAAAATCCGGCTGCGGAACTATGGATTCAACAGTGTTGTCAACCAGTCACGAAATGAGGATGAACTCCTCGAAATCACGCCGGACGGCACCGTGAAACTCACTGCAACCCGCGTGGATGGTCGGCAAAAGCGCAAGGTTCAGATACCGGTGGATGATGCCGAATACATCTTCAATGCGTTTGTTGCCGTGTTCTCCGAGTACAAGAAAATGAAAGTCCTGGCTAATTCCGGATTCTGGAAGGTCCGGCTGCTGACCGATGAGGATGAAGTGTTCTTCTATCATGGCGCGAACGGACAGGATTTCATGTACGAGGGCAAGACTCTGACTGAGATTCTCCGGGAAAGGACGACGCTCAAAGAGCTCAACGGCTTTGCCGTGAGCATCGATAAGGAAAGTCATGTATCGAGCATTGATATCGACTTTCATCAGACGGTGACGGAGGATGCAGCTGAGAAGGTCGCGGAAAAGTATCATGCGCCGGTGGAGGATATCGTTGAACGACTCATTATCAGCAGCAGGACCCGTGAAATCGTCTACAACCGCAGGGTGGGGAACAACAAGCGTGTATCTCTATCATTTGAGATGCCGGAAGCGGTCAAGGACCTGCTTGCATGGTATGAGGAGCAGCCTCTGTTTGAGCCGGGCGAGGTGAATCCGAAACCTGCCACAAAAGAAGGTATCAGCAGGACCTACCAAATCACGGTTTTGTACACGGATAAGAAATCGGCGTCCTATACAGGGTCTTTCGACAAGGAAGGACTTCCTGGCAACTGGGCAGATTTTATTGGCAGAGTTGCTGCGTTCTTTGATACCGAAAGTCTCGGCGAGATGTTCAATGTGAGAACCTTCGACCGGGTCCCGGCAAAGGCTGACGAAGCCGTTTTCTGCGGCGTTGAGATTCTCGGAGTGGTTGGGGTCCGGTATTATCGATGCGATGACGATGTGTGTTTGGGTGATGTTGTCATTGTGCCGACTCCTGCGAAGAAGCAGAATCTGGCCGGGCAAGTTGTCGAACTCCGGCGCTGCAAGGCAACTGCCATCCCGAAAGAGTTGCAGAAAGCTAAAGATGTGCTCTACATCATTAGGGACGGGGATGCTGAAAATTACGGGTGAAGCAGAGCAAAAAATGAGTGTCTGTGAAATCTATTAGAAATTGCTGAAAGGATACCAGTATGGCGGAAAATGGCAAAAATAAGCCAGCTGTAGATAATGACGGCTGGACTCCTATGTGGGAAGGCAAACCGAAGAAACCGGGTGGCTATCTTGTGACGCGTGTCAATCCAAAGATGACCACGGCGGCTTTCTTTGAAGATGGCAAGTGGTGGAGCGATGCGTTGCACGAACGCATGTGGCCGTCTTACATGATTATTGCGTGGAAACCCATGCCTGCGCCTTATGCGGGCAATGCAGCCACTTTTGTGCCTGATGTGGACCTGAAAGCGGCAGTAGAAGTATTAAAGCGGCGTGAAAGGGACGTTGAGCGTTACGCATACATAATGGAACAGGTATGGAAGGTAGATGTCTCGCAAGATGAGGACTTCCAGCGAGTGTTCAACGCTTTCTATCGTGTGCGCCGAGACGAAGAATGGCGGAAAATATACTTTGAAATGTTCGAAAAAGTGAAACAAAATCCGCAATCGCGGTTTGATAGGACTCTCGAAGAACTTTCCGTAAGAGTTGGAACTCTTGAACCTTCTTTTGTCAGTAAGATGTTGGCAACAGTGGACATCAATGAGCCGATATGGGACGCGAATGTCCTTGCCATGTTGGGGCTAAAACCTTGCAAGAAAAGTGGCAAGTATCGGCCTGATGATATCTATGACTGCTACAATACAATCAATCATTGGTATTATGAATTCAAAAAGTTGCCCGTGGCAAAAAAGTGGATAAAGGCATTTGACAGAGCACTGCCGAAGCATCAGGGCATCAGTGCAACGAAGAAGATTGACTTTATCCTATGGGCTGGCGGCGAGGCACGCATAAAGACAAAGCGGTAATTGGCGTGCGGGAGCAAAGGCTTCGCTGAGGCTGAAAAAGAATAAAACTAGAGGGACAAGAACATGTATGATGGCGTACCCTTTTCGGGCAGGCTGGTAAAGCTGCGGCTGAAATCAAATGCTTCGAGCTACGGGCCTATCCCGGAGCCAGATGCCGAGGTGGAGCAGAAACTTGAGGTTTCCGTCAAAAAGAAAACAGCAAGGCTGTCCTGCTACAATTTCGGGAACGGCGCTAAGTATCTGCTGAATCAGGTATATGTGCGCAGAGAATCCGAAAAGGATATCATGGATATTCTGGCGATGTTTGAGGCGGTGTTTTCCGCCTATGAGCCAACAGGGTTTGTTTGCGATGCCGGGAGCTGGGAACTCGTTCTGACCAACGATAAGCGGGAACGCTTCCATTACGAGGGCACGCTCTGCACGGATTTTAACTGGCAGGGGAAGAGCGTATCCGACCGTCTGCGCTCGATACTCGACTGGCCAGACCTCTGGGCGTTTGCGCCTGCATTGGAGGAAGAAGCCGATGCGGGCAGCGAGACCGATGACGAGGATACGCTGATGTGGCACACGAACGTTGTGCGAGAAAAAGACAAGCCTTGAACGCTTAGTTACCGGAGTGGATGCGTGGGAAGGGTATAGTGTGTTCAGAACGGAAGAACCAGCATACTCTGGCACCCAGCTGGCGGTAGAGCAACGCCTCAGCGGGCGGAAAACATTCAGCCTCAACGGCGGATAAGGCGGGAACATCAGCGGGTACAGCGTATCGAATCGTCATGGCCTTCGCTATGCCTCACAAGGATTTGCCAAGATTGTAGGCGTCCAGCAGAGTCTCAGTATGGTTCTTTGCATCTCCCGGCTCGGCAATACCTTTGCCGAACACATAGCCTTTAAGCTCAGCCTTCTCGAAACAATCGACCCAACCCTGCAAACCGTTGTAGGCTTTGTCGATGGCGTGTGCATCGTCATCTGCGGCGGTGGCAAGCATATAAATGTCACGGAACTTGTAGTCGGACTCGTACAGAGGATTCAGACGGTCAAGCAGCGTCTTCATTTGGCCGCACATCTCGTAATAATAGATATGTCAGACCCGCAATGGCTTCGTGACAATGGACAAGAAAGGGTATAGCTTCGACCTCGAAGATTAAGCTGAGCCAATTAGGAGTTTTGCCTGCATCAGCGGGTGAGACGCCTTTTTGCTGTGTAGCTGCAAAACATAGTTGACGACCCGTGCGACTGGCATACAATAAAACATACTGAACAGCGTTGATGACGTTGCTTCGGTAGAGACGAATAGGGTCCTGAGCCGACCTTAAACGCTCACTGCGAAGAAAGACCTGCCTGCGGCTAACAGGCGGGTCTTTTCTTTTTGCGGGCGTTTTTTGCTTTGCTAAAAATGTATCTAATCCGTGAACATATTGCGTTCATCGTTGTATCCAATACAACTTCGTGGTATAATGCAAGTATCGAAACAAGCAAAACATTCCGTATCATCGAAGATATTTCAGAGGCATGTCTATGAAGCAATTCCTCTCGTTCATCCACAAAGCACTCTTTCTTTTGGCTATCGCAGCCATTTCTGTGGCGTTCGAGGGATGCAGTGAAGTGGCGGACAAGACGATTGACGGCATCAAGGACCTGCCTGCGCAAATCATTCGGATGGCAACTCCTGAGATTGCCGAAACGGTGGGTTCGGAGAAAAACATGACGCCCGAGACAGCCGCCACGGAATACAACTACATATACTTCCGGTACAATAATCAGTGGGTCACGGGTAAACTCATCAGCTACGAGGTAGTCGATGGCGGGCAGAATATAAAGTTTACCGTAGAAGGTAACAGTGTAGCCAGTTATTATACCAGCATGGCAAATGTCGTGCTCATGCACAAAGACGAAAACAACACACGCACACAGAATATATACGAAAAACTGGCGGAGGAGACAACCTATGGCTGATGCACAACGAGGACAGTTTGTAATTGATTGCAAAAGCGGAGAAGCAGCCGACATTATTTATGGCTTGGTGCATGATGAGACCCTGTTCCGCCCGGAACTTGACCTTGCAAATGCGCATCCGAAGGAGTTCGATAACGAGCATATTTTCCCACTCGACATGTTCATTAACAGCGATTATATGCTTAAACTCAACAGGGAAGAGTTTGTAAAAGAATTAAAGCGGCTGTTCGATGAGGATAAAATCGGGTATGCTCAGGTGGTTGTCGCTACTGACATCCATGATATTCATCGCATCGTGGTCCTGACAGACCCCACACAGAAGGATAAACTGAGTCGGATTGCTGTATCTCTGTTCGGCGTACCGAAAAGAGAAGCAAGGCGAATTATCGCAAAATATAAGGCTCAGTAAAAAGCGAGGAGGGTAAAAGAATGCTGGCAAATATCGCAGTTTTACGAACTGTTAAAGCAAATGTAAATGAAGCAATTATGGTTGCGTTGCCCTCGATTTTGTTCGAGAGTTCGCACGACAAAAAAGATACACAGAAATACTATCTGCAGGGTCCTGCGGCTGAATATATTCCTGTTGAGATACCGGATACTTATGCCAAGCAATTCTCCAAGTGCGCTACGGCATTGGCGATGCAGCTTGTCCTTCTCAGCAACAAGACGAAAGGCTTCTTTGGTCCTGAAATCTGCAATGTGGAGGGCAAAGATATCCAGACTGCCCGGAGCATCATAAACTCCATCATGGGCGAGAGACAGGCAAGGTTTTATAGCGCAAAGCTGAACGATGAAGTGTATGATACGCAATATGCGGTCAGCGAATATGCGGTTGAGAATTGGGCAGACGACATTGTGCCGCCCGTTGTCATCAACAGCTGCATCTGGGCTATCGTGGCAAATACCGCAGCAGAGGTGCAGAAGGACAACCGCTTCCTGCGCAGAAAGGAAATCTGCGATACCGAGTTTTTTGAAATCGCGACCCGCATTTACAATGAGTTGCTGGGGTTTGCGGCGAGAAAACACGAAATCTTAGACATTGGTGAATGACTATGTGTGTCAACCTTATTGAGGGCAATATCTTAACACCGCCGACTCGTAACGAGAATACTATCATCTGCCATCAGGTGAACTGTCGTGCCGCAATGGGTGCGGGTCTTGCCAGACAGATTCGGGATAAGTGGCCCGTTGTGTTCGACGAGTATGTGAAGGTTTGTAGCCCTGAGAAACTCGGCGACTTTCAGATGGTTCAGGTTGCCCCGCAGCTGTATGTTGCTAACCTGTTCGGGCAATTGAGTTTCGGCAGAGATAAGCGTCAGACTAACTACGCGGCGTTGGGGACGGCTCTTTTCAGAGCAATGAAAGAACATCCTAATGCAACTTTCCGCGTCCCTTACGGTCTCGGCTGCGGGTTGGCAGGCGGAAACTGGGTAACGGTGCTGAATCTCATTGAAGAAGCCGCCAATGCTTGGAATGTGAACGTTGAGATTTGGGTGCTGCCCAAAAAGTAAAGGATTAGCATGTACAATACCAACTACAAATGCGTCAAGCCGTTCGATGTATGGCTTGATGCCATCGGTCAAGATGGCAAGAAAATTCCATATCGCGTCGAACGTGGGACCATTTGGCACTTGGAATGGTGCGGCGGCGAGCAGAACTTCAAGGAACTTTCAGGTCCAAATAAGATGCACATTACGCTGCCGGATGAATATATTGAACAGCATTTCAAAAAGGTGTAAGTATGGGTAACTATTGCCCATATACGAACGGAAATGTTGTCTACCTGAAATGTCAAGAGTGTGAGGACAGAATCTGCGAAAAGGATTGGTTCTTTTGCGGAGTTGCAGGAACGCCGTTATCGATGACGAAGTCCCGCATGCAAATGTCAGAGTACCTCGATAAGATGCTTGCTAAGCGAGACAAGGCCGTTATCGCTGCAGAATCCGGCCAGAAAATAGCGGCTTTGGCGGCTATGTACGCCAGCGAACGCGGATACTCTTTCATATCTGTTGCAAATGATGATTTGCCCACATACCTCGCCAAACAGCAGCAAAAAGGATGTGTAATGTTTGATAGAGCCGAAAACGAACGAGAAATCGAAAACACCTGTCGTGAGCTGCACATACCGCTGCGGCACTGTAAATTGGAGGAAAAATAAATTTATGATGTGTCAGAAACTGGTTCGGGATAATATCCCGGCTATTATTGAGAAAAACGGTGAAACTTGCGTGACTCGCAAGCTGACAGATAAGGAGTACGAGGACGCTCTGGCCGAAAAGTTGCAAGAAGAGGTCAAGGAGTTGCTGGAAGCCTACACAGCCAAGGAGCGGAGCGTTCTGGACTGCGCTGAGGAGATGGCGGATGTGATGGAGGTCATGTACGCTATGGGCAAGACTTGCGCTGTTTCCAAACGTGAAATTGAACAGGTACGGAGCCAGAAAGCAGCAGAGAAGGGAACTTTCTCTAAGAAAATCTTTTTGGTTTCGACAGAAAAGTGAAGGGAGCATGCTTGTGACGCAGCAAGACACAATGCGGTTAATCAGAAAACTGATTTTTGCCAAATACAGTCAAGACCCCACGCATTTTTGTCGGTGTGTGGACGAAATTGCACAAACCTTGGACGAGCAAGGCGACAAGGAAGGTGCCCGCGCTATTCGCAACACTTCCCGTGATGGCTATGTGAAATCATACTACGAGGCAAGTAGACAAACGCAGCCTCTCGGTAGCCCCTTTGTCAGCTATAAACCTGCGTTCGTCATCGACAACAAGGATATCGCGTTGTGGCACGTGAGGAACGATAATCCGCAAATGCGGGTCCGACACATTTTAGAGTATATCGAAAACGGGGAAATGGTCGGAAAAGATGTGCTGGAATACGATGCAAGCACCGATAAATGGCATCGTATCGAGGCGGAATCTATCGAGTTGGTATAGGGACACTACATCACCCATGCTCATCTAACCCCTTTCTGCTGGCGGTCAGAAGATGAAATAAAATATACAAACAGCGATTTTTATCAACAGCCCCTTGCACATTTGTGCGAACTGCATACAATCTAAATTATAGACTAAAAAATGTACCCTGATGGCTGTTGTGATAGCTGTCAGGGTCTTTTTGTTGCCTGCCAATCTACTATTCGGAGGGATTACAATGATGCTCAAAGACTTGTCCAGCGAACAGCAGGACCTTGTACGGCTGGCGCTTGACGGGAAAAATGTGTTGTGCGATGCCTGTATCGGAAGCGGTAAGACGTCCACCATCAATGTTTTGTGCAACGAGTTTGATTCCTCTAAGGAAATTCTGTACCTGACCTATAACCGGCTTTTGAAACTCGATGCGCAGGAAAAGATTCTAAACGACAATGTCACGGTCCAGAACTATCATGGATTTGCCTCGAAAATCCTGTACCGGCGCGGCATCAAAAATGTCGGACAGGGCGAGCAGATTGGAATGGTCTTGAAGAAGCGCGTTCCTGTCGGGCACTTTGATGTGCTTATCATCGACGAGTATCAGGACATCAACGAGGAAATCTCGAAGATGCTCGAATACATCAAGGAATCGAACCCCGGTCTTCAAATCATCGCAGTCGGGGACATGAAGCAAAAAATCTATGACCAGACTTCGCTGGATATCTGGTCGTTCATCCATAAGTTCTTAGGCAAGCACACGCAGGTCAACTTCACGCAATGTTTCCGCCTGTCCCATGACCTCGCACAGCGGCTCGGAAATATCTGGGGCAAGGATATCAACGGCGTGAACAAGAACTGTAAGGTATCGACCATGTCCCGTGAACAGGTGGTAGACTATCTGGATACCAAGAACCCGAAGGATGTCCTGTGTCTCGGAGCCAGAACGGGGTCTATGGTAAAGGTTCTGAATGAACTGGAAGCAAGACCCGGCAACCTCTATGACAAGAACCATGTATATGCCAGCATCAAGGAACCGGACGGTGAAAAGCATGTAGCACCTGGCGCAGATGTCGGTATCTTTACGACCTTTGACGGCAGTAAAGGCATGGAGCGCCCTATCTGCGTTGTCTTTGATTTCACGGAATCCTACTGGTGTTCCCGTGTATTTCAGCCTATGGCGCGGTATGAGATTCTGAGAAACCTTTTCTGCGTTGCGGCGAGTCGCGGTAAAGATGAGGTCATCTTTGTAGAGCCTCCGAAAAAAGAGGACAGATTTGGGCTGGTCAGCGATAAGACCCTGATGACTCCCGTCAAGATGAATCAGGAGTTCAATACAAAGTTCGATATCTCTGAGATGTTCGACTTCAAGTTCGATGAAGATGTAGAGCACTGCTACCAGCTCATCAATACGACGCCGGTCTTCCATAAGGATGTACATGAAATCGAAATCAAGCATTCGGATGCGATGATTGACTTGGCTCCCTGCATCGGCATCTACCAGCAGGCGAACTTCTTCGACTACTACGATATCGACAGCGCGATTGCCTTCTACATGTACCTGCATAACGACAAGAAGGTAGCGCTGCCTTCCAGCTGGAAATCCGTGGAGGAGAAGGTCCTGTTCCTGACGATGCTGATGACGAGTCAGGACCGGTATGTGAAGCAGGTTGAGTTGCCCTTTATTACGAGAGCGCAGGAAACCGACCTGAACAAGCGCTTGTCTATGGTGTTCACTCCAGACGAGTCCGTACAGGAACGTTGTGAGTTGACTGCCATAGTAGATACCAAGGCAAAGAAGAAACTTGTTATCAGCGGCATGGCGGATGTCGTGAAGGACAACAAGGTCTATTTGCTGAAATTCGTGTCTTCGCTCGCGCACAAGCATTTCCTGCAATGTGCCTGCTATATGCTGGCTACCGGGTTAAAGCAGGGTGTTGTCTGGAATATCCGCGATAACATGATGTATGAAATCGAGATTCCGGACCCTGACAAGTTCCTGGACGCGGTAATCACCTGTATCACGAAACAGGTCTTTGCCAAAGCAGAAAGCTATACGATTTCCAAGGACTATACGCAGGACCTCGATACCATCATCGAGCAAATCATGACCGATGATTCGCTGCCGGAATTCGATGTCGGCGGCAATGTCAAGGAAGAAAAGAAAACGGCTGATGAAGGTATCTCTATCATCCGCCGTGGTGAGCAGTACATCATTGTGGATGCTGCAAACCGTCAAATCATCGATAACAGCGCCATGAACGGCTACGATTCGATTCTCGCTGCCTGTGAGGATTATGTCAGGAAAAACAAGCAGCTGGCAGAAGAATCCATGTCCAAGAAGGAACTGCTCAGCGTTATTGAGGATTGGCTCGACAATCACAGGGATTTCGAAGCAGCTATGACTAAGACCGAGGTGGATATCAAGCACCATATCGGAGAATATGCGAACTACGCTTCTCTTTCCACCTATGTTGTTCGTAAGATGCTCAAAGACCGTGGTCTTATCATCAATTTCAGCGAACGCCAGCTGCTGAAGGTCTGGAAGGAGCGGAAGAAGAAGGATACGAATGCCGTGGAGAATACGCGGTACGAGACCCTTGCCTCTACGCTCGAATCCCTCGTTAAGGCAGGGGTCGATGTCCAGCTTGAAATGCCGGAAGAGGAGAAGGTCGCAAAGCCAGAACCGGACCCGGAAGAAGAAAAGCCTCAATTCGATAAGCGCATCCCCTATACCGTTATTCGTTCGTCCCGGCTCTCTAAGCCCAACGATGTGCGGTATATTGTCGTCAATCTGAACGACAAGGACCAGGTGCTGGACGATGCAAGCGGATACGGATACAAGTCGATTTCTGCCGCACAGAAGGGTTACGGATATAAATGCCGGAATCTCACCAAGTACGGGGAAGTTAAGCACTCGTCAAAGCCCAAAACCAATATCCCGGTCTCGCAGAGCCGTCAGCTCTCGTTCGGGGACTTCTGAGAAGGAGGGAACATCATGACCTACAGCGAAGCATTCCCTTTATGGGTGGCGGAAGTGTATCACAACCATGGCTATGAGCCCGATAAGTGGTACGGGTCAGAGGTTGCAGAAACGCTGTACAACGAAGCGATGGCGACCTATACCGGACCTCCCGCCACGATACAGGACTATATCGAAGCCATCCCGTCTGCGGATGAATTTGCGTATTTAGACTATGCGATTGAACGGCTGCACCGTGACAACATCAACCTGAACGCACTTTCCGATAAGGAACGCTGGGCTTTGATTGATAAAATCGTCGCAGAGTATCCACAGTACAAGAACGCTCGCACATCCCGTGCCAAGCAGGTACAGCAGACCTCGATGCAGGCGGCACTCGATGCCGAGCGTGATGTTCTCTTGCAGGCTGCAAGGCACAATGCGAGCCGGTACAGTGAGGCAGAGGATGCCACAAAGGATTTTGTAATCAAGTAAGGGGGCAGTAACAGAATGGTCAAGATTTACGGCTACAGTGACGATACCGTTTGTCTGGATAATTCCAAATACTTCGAGAATGAAATCGAATGCTTCGATGTTGCCGGTGTCAGGCTCTATTTGGATGACGGCACGGTGCTTTTTGTCTGCTACTCCTCCGGTGTCTGGCGTATTTTCATCGAGCAGGAAGGTTCCGCGCCGCACCGGCACAAGGTCTGTCAGGAGACGAATGAGGACGACTACAGCGATGAGTTTTACACCGAAGCTGATGTTGTTCGGCATGAAATTGCATCGGCGAGAAATTGAAGGAAGGTGAGACCCATGAATTTCTCAAAAATTCGTATGATGTTCTTCGATTTCGACGATACTCTGCTCGTCCATTATCGGGAACAGAAACTCGACGCGACTGCTGATGCACACAGGGCACGGCTGCTGCGGTATGAGGCTGAGAACCGGAGCGGGTATAGGGTATTCGACGAAATTGGGGAAGCCAATACGCTTGTCCAGCATTTCCTCGAAAGCTGCGACGGTGTCCCGAAATACTGCATCACCCGTGTGCAGGACAGTATGACCCTGCCGTATAAAAAGCAGTGGCTTGAAATGCACTATCCGGGACAGTTCCTCGATGTCATCGGGACTGCCACCCCAGAACGGAAGACCTCCGTCATGAAACTTCTGACCCAAGCTGCCGGTCTGAATGCTGCACAGGCTCTGTATGTAGACGACTACTACGAAGCCCTCAATGAGGCGGCAAAGGAAGGCTTCACGGTGATGACCGTGCAGGAACTCATGCTGCGGCAATATACTGCGGAGCAATAATAAAACACTAAACCATGAACTGACTAAGGAGAACTACCATGAAAAAGATTCTGAAATTTCTTGCCGCTGCGGCATTTGCCGTCGTTGTGTACCAGCTTGTTTCGCTGCACCGCAAACGCCGTAAGATGGTCGAGATTGGTCAGCAGATTTTCCGGTGATGTCAGATGGCGAAAACTCAGCTGACCCGCGATATCGAGGCTGCGCTCCATGCGTGGCATCCAACCAGCTACGGCGGGTATCGAGCAGATTCGTTTCGGAAAGGGTTCGATGCCTTAGAAGTGCCGGTCGAATGCGGGTCTGTCAAATCCGGATTGGTCGATTTTGTCCGGGTACAGGAATGCTTTACCGCTGAAACCAAATACGGAACCTGTAAACTAGCCTCGCTTATCGAAACGAATACGGGTGCTTCGCTTGCCGCGATTCAGCAAAAAGCAAAAGAGGTAACCTGCGTCAAGGATATTTCGTCGATAGATTTTTGCAGGGAGCACTGTTCCGAGCGATGGTGCCACTTCCACAAGACGAATCATCTGTATACGCTCGATGCCGTCATCACTTGTGTGGAAATCAAGATTTCTGTGAGCGATTTTCACTCGGCACACGGGCACAATTTCGTCGGGCACTGCAACTACTATGCGATGCCCACAGAGTTATATAAGAAGGTCAAAGGAGAGATACCAGAAGAGATTGGTGTCCTGCTCTATTATGACGGCATGAGTACCTGCGGAATCCGAAAGGCGAAGGAGTGTAAGCCACAAATTCTTTCGGAAAGCACACAAAAATGGCTGATTCTGTCCGTTGCTAAAAGGCTGCCCCGGTTCGACAAGAACTGAGGGCAGCTTTTTTATATATTTTTTTGTTTAAGAAAGGACAAACTCAAATGCGGCGAACCAAAGCACTGATACTCGTTGCAACATTGGCTGTGCTGACCAGTGTTGCAGGCTGTTCATGGCAAGCGGAACCTCTGCCTGCCGAATCAGCACAATCCGAATCCTCTCTCAATACCTCTGAATCTGCGACGCAAGAAACAGCAGAAGAAGAACAGCAAATCTCGGACCTATCCGGCATACCGGAACCAGGCCCGGAACCCGCTGCGCCTTTTGAACCGTCTCCTACACCGCAACCCGAACCCTCCCCGGGTCCGACTCCTGAACCGACGCCTGAACCTGTTAGTGCAGCGACCTCTGTCTGGGACGATGTTGTACCTGCTGCCTGGGGTCAAGCCTACGGCACGATTACCTGTGACGCGATTGGCCTGAACGCTTCTCTTATCTGGGGCGATGACCAGAGTCTTTTGAATCAACGCGGCGGGGTATATCAGTATCCGGGTTCTTACCAAGTCGGTGTGACCGGAGGGCATCTGCTTTGCTCTCATAACGACAGCGTGTTTTCTCTGCTGCAATATGTCAGCATAGGAGATGACTTTGTGGTAGACACCGATTACGGGGAATATGTGTATTCCGTCACCCTAGCAATGCCCGGTTATGTGTCCTCGGACGCGAGCACCGTGATTGCGGATGACGGCACTGTCCTCGTTAATTTCACAGACGGAATCGATAAACTTATCATGTATACCTGCTATCCGTTTGGGTATTACAGCCCAACGAATCAGAGATATGTGGTTCAGGCTGTTTTGCAAGCATGATTGGAGATGTAGTTTTAGGATGCAAAAAAGAAAAATCCGAAAATTCCTGCATTACACAGGAACTGTCTTTATTCCGCTCATCATTGCTATGATGGGCGTTTTGTTTTGGGTGAAAGTAATGAACGACATCGAATGGCTCCTTCTTTCCCCGAAACATGTCGCGTTCGGCTGCGTTGCGAGCCTTGGCTTGGTTCTCTGCTGTATTTATGCGGACAGGATGCTGTGTCATGAGGTTTCGGATACGGTTTGAGTGTTGCATGTTCTTGCGATACCGGTAGAATAGAATTGTACGATAGATACCAGATATCTTACAATTCACAATTTCGTTTTTAGCGGACTTATCCCTTTCGGGGGATGGGCCCGCTTTTTTTATTTGAAAGGAGACAAAACCCATGCAAACCAAACACGAATTTCTTCGGAGAACTGCAGCGGTAATTGCCGCGTTCTTCACACTGACATTCACAGGCTGCGGTCAGACACCGGAATCTCCGGGAAGCCTTCCTGTATCCGGGGTCGTCTCAGAAACTACCGCACAAAGCGGTCAGGAGACGGCTGGCGTATCGGAAGGCGACAGCTTTACCATCCACTTTATCGATGTCGGGCAGGCAGATTCCGCCCTCGTCACCTGCGATGGGCACTCGATGCTCATTGACGGCGGCAATGCCGATGACTCGAACCTTGTATACTCAGTATTACAGCGCGAGACAGAGGGACACTTAGACTATGTCATAGGAACACACGCTCACGAAGACCACATCGGAGGTCTTTCGGGTGCCTTCGAGGCTGACACAGCCGATGTCACATTCTGTCCTGTGACAGAGTATGACAGCAAAGCATTCAGGAACTTTAAGGCTCGTGCGGACGAGAAAGGCGGTGGTATTACCGTTCCGGAAGTGGGGGATACATTCACCCTAGGGGAAGCCTCCGTCACCATTGTGGCTGTCAATTCCGTGCCTGAGGACACGAATAATACTTCCATCGTAATTCGCATTGTCTACGGCGATACATCCTTCCTGTTCACTGGCGACGCCGAACAGGAAACGGAAGAGAAGATACTCGAATCCGACCAAGACATCGAATCCACCGTCTTAAAGGTCGGGCATCACGGGTCCAGTACCTCCACCTCTCAGGCATTTCTGGATGCCGTGAGCCCTACTTATGCGGTCATATCCTGCGGCAAGGACAACAGCTACGGACACCCGCACAGCGAGACCCTTGCAAAGCTTGCCAGCGCGGGAGTAGAGGTGTTCAGAACGGACGAACTCGGTGATATTTACTGCACTTCTGACGGTTCGGAAGTCACCTTCTCGTATGGGGAGTACCATAAGGACATCGAAACCTATAGCGCCGAGGTGGAAGAATCGCAGCAACCTGACACGGTAGCTGAGACCTATATCCTGAACACGAATTCTCTCAAGTTCCACCGCCCTGATTGCTCTTCTGCATCTCAGATAAGTGATGCAAACAGGGAGGAGTATACCGGCACAAGAGAGGAACTTATCGAGCAGGGATATACGCCTTGTGGATACTGCAAGCCATAAATATCCAATCAGCATCCAATCCATATAAGCCTATTTGAGTAGTACACGGAATGTCCCGCTCTGGACGACCTGGGTTCAGGAACGCGCCTTGGCTGATTCGGAAACGGAAAACCCCAATAAGGTACTAAAACGATAGCAAGTAAATCAGTCGCCGCCTATGCAAGTAGGTGGTGATTTTTTCTTGCCAAAATGTGCGAATGGAATAGAATAGGTATTGTACGATAGATACCAGCAATCGACAAAGGCACTCCGCCTTTCGTATTATTTACAATCCGCAATCAGAGTGGACTTTCCCAAAAAGGGAAGGCCCACTCTTTTTTTGCGTACAAAAGCACTTTCTATCCAGCATAGTAGTGCATTTTTCTTGCGAACATGGTATAATAAAGGAGGTAAGAGACATTGGAAGGTCTTAATACCGTCGGACATGCCATCAACAACGACAAATCCAATCTGGATGCCGGATGTAAGGCTCTTCTTGGCTGTACTGCTGTTGCAGCTTTTATCGTAAAGAACTGCATCCCTGAATTCCATGATATGTCCCTTGAAGAAATTCAGGAATATATCATTTACAAGAAAGCAAAAAGCCAAATAACACCGGAGGAATTGGCTGAAATTCAAGCAAACAATACTTCGCCGGTTGAAATTGGATGTCACATTGTTGATGACTTGCCGGATAAACTGAACGAAAAGAATGTCGAGTCAAAAAGCACAAACGAGGGAACAATATACTATGATGTTCTGTTCGACATCGGCATGCCGGGTGGAGAATCACCTCCAAGCCGTGTCATTGTAGATATTGAAGCTCAGAATCACTTCAATCCCGGATACTCAATGCTGAAGCGCGGTAGCTTTTATTGCGGCAGAATGATTTCTGCACAAAAAGAAACTGTCTTTCGTAATTCGGACTACAATAAACTACAAAAAGTATACAGTATTTGGTTGTGCATTGCGCCAGATGAAAAAGTTCGCGGAGTATGTAATACATATTCCATGAGCGAAACCTGCTTAGCCAAAGAATGTCACTTCCCCAAAAAGCAATATGACAACTTCTGCATCATCATCGCGTGTTTGCAGGACAAACAATCCGCGAATAACATGGTACGTTTCTTTTCTTCGGTATTCGATAACAATATGCCGGTAGAGAAAAAGCTGCAACTCGCCACTGAATGTGGTTTGCAGGTTACAACCGACGTTAGGGAGGGACTCAATCAAATGTGTAATTACAGTGACTTTGTGGAACAACAGGGAATTGTAAAAGGTCGTGCGGAAGGGTATGTTGAATCTCTTTCCGCGAGCGTTGCAAACCTTGTTCGCTCCGGCACTCTGACGCTTGATGCAGCATTGGATGTGCTGCAGGTATCTGACGATATCCGTGCTACCGTCAAAGAAAACGCCGAAAAGGCTCTCAATCAATAACATATAATTTTGTCGCTGCCTATGCTGGGGGCAGCGACTTTTTTCTTGCCAAAAAATGCGAACGGCATAGAATAGGTATTGTACGATAGATAACATTCCATATCGAAAGGGTTTTGTGCCTTTCGTACATTCACAATTTCGCTTGAAGAGCGGACTTCTCGATTCTGAGAAGCCCGCTCTTTTTGCGTCAAAAACAAAAAGGAGCGTAATGACATGTTTGAAATTTGCAATGACAAGACCTATTTTCGTTTCTGGTCGAAACGACCGTCAAGAACAAAACAATCGAAATCACCCTTGCAAGGGATAGGTTTCGTGCTTACACGCAGCACCGGGAGGTAGATGCCACTGCGTTTGTCCGTGCTATGTACGACGAAATGCAAATCCGCGACAAGGGTTTTAGCTAGTTCCACCAGTGTGGCAGCAATCGGGAACAGGACGGAAACTACTACGGCTACCAATTTTTTGAGGTTTGGTCTGTGACCGATGAAAGCGATGCGAAACGCATGGCTGAAATCATTGCCAAGAAAATTGGTACAAATATTGAAAACGGAGGATGAATTATGGCAGCAATAAAAAACGTGAAATACTTGAACAAAGAATGTATTTATCAATATTTCCACAATCCAAACGAAGCTTTTCTCGAAGGCTTTATTGTAGATGAAAACCCCCTTTTCTGCCATCGAAATTGCGAAAGTGGGGTATATATCAAGATTTTTAAGGTGCCGGTCAACAGTAGAGTTGACGAGATATATATGCAGGAATTTCGGTGGGAAGCGTGGAAAAACGGTTACAACACACCGCTTCCCAGTGATTACTCGAACAGTTTCAAAAAAGCCGGTTACAGCATTGACTCTACTCGGTTTTGGAGTTTACCCAGCTATCTCATCAGCGTGTGTCCAAAGCTTAAAGCAGAGTTGATAGATTATCATCAGCAATTCGAGCAGGCATACTGCAAGAAAATCATTGAAGAATTAAGCTTCTGTCATGCCTTAAGCGATGGCAAGGAAACGAATGAGCGGGCGGAACAATATGCTATTTATACCATGCTCGAAGGCAGACCGGTTCACTATAACTTTCTTCTTCTAAACGCGAAAAGTATTGTGCGTAATATCAATTATAAGAGCATTGTGAATTACATCATTGACGAGGATGGTTATCTTGAAGGTGCGATGGAAACGCTCAAGGATTATGTGCTAAGAAGTTTGGCGCTTCAGGGAGCCTGGTATAGCAGACGAGCAAATGAGTTTCCCAAAAGAGTTGCAGCAGCAAGAATGGCTGATAAAATGAGCCCTGCGTTTGTTTTCGATGATAATGAGTCACAACGAATTGCAAAAAGCGTGTCTGTATACTGCGCACGGACGCTTGACGCAAGAAAAAATATAACTATCGTAATCGGAAACGGCAACGGTGAGGGCATCACTGTCAAGATTTCTTGCAGCAGCTTTTTCTTCTATGAGCCGACCACAAAAGAGGTTTTCATCAATGTTGAATCCGCAGACGAAGAGGAGCGTGAAAAAATCAATCAATATGTAAAAGACAACAGTACCTCGGTTAGCGAGAATCTTGTTCCGCTAAAATTTTTGCAATCCATTATTTCCTATGGCTGCGAAAAATGGAATCCCAATTATATCTAACGGCATTATAATCTGGTCGCTGCCTATGCTGGGGCAGCGACTTTTTTCTTGCCAAAACGTGCGAATGGCATAGAATAGGTATTGTACGATAGATAACATTCCATATCGAAAGGGTTTTATGCCTTTCGTACATTCACAATTTCGCTTGAAGGGCGGACTTCTCGATTCTGAGAGGCCCGCTCTTTTTGCGTCCAACACAAAAAGGAGCGTAATGACATGTTTGAAATTTGCAATGACAAGACCTATTTTCTGGCCGAAACGACCGCCAAGAACAAAACAATCGAAATCACCCTCGTGAAAGACAGCCACGGCGGTCTTCTGAATGAGCACGAGATTAAGCTTGACCTCTGCCGTGCAATTCTCGAATTGCAGCGGGGCGGCTATATCGTCACGAAGGTCCGTGCCCTTGACTACGACATCGAGAATGTCGTGGATGTGTTCCATCTGCCGGAGTTTGAGGAGGCTCGCGAGAACCCGATGCCCGATATTGTATCCGGCGTCATCACCTCGAACTTTGATTCCGGCGCATCGTTCCATCTGCCGTGCAAGGTGAACAAGAAAACGCACGAGGTGTTTGCTGTGGAAGTTCCTGCACAGCCCTGCTACGATGACTCGTTCAGAAACGCAACCGTGAATGTCGATGGCGTTGACCGCAGTCTGCTCAATCTCAACGACATTGTGAGCGAATATGACAGCGATGACTACGACGGCGTTCTCGATGCTCTGTATCATGTTCAGGCAAAGAACGATTACTGGGAGAACGACGGCGAATCTCTGACGGACCTCATCCACAAATACCGCTGGTATATCCTGAAAGATGCCCTGATGCAGCGTGGCCGCGATGCCGTCACGGATTTCATCGGCACCGACATCAGCAGCAGCGAGTTCAGCCGTGTCCTCGATGAGACGGAAATGGTGATGCCGGACGAAACCTTCGAGAAATTCTGGGAAAAGTACATCTGACCAATACCAATGCGGTGGGGCAAGACACTCCACCGCCTTTTTTCGCAAAAATACACAAACGAACCCACTGTCTAAATCAGACAAGAAAGAGAACCATATGAGCATTTCACCGAAAAACGAAGCATCTCAGAACAATACCGCCAAACGCCGCGACTATATCTCGTGGGACGAGTATTTCATGGGCATTGCGATGCTGTCCGCGATGCGCAGCAAAGACCCGAACAGTCAGGTGGGCGCATGTATCGTGCGCGACAATAAAATCCTGTCTCTGGGGTACAACGGTATGCCGATTGGCTGCGATGACGATATCATGCCTTGGGGCAGGGAAGGAAACGAACTCGAAACCAAGTACATGTATGTCTGCCACTCGGAGTTGAACGCTATCCTCAACGCCGGGAAAGACCTGCACGGGTCAACGATGTATGTCACGCTTTTCCCGTGCAACGAGTGTGCGAAAGCAATCATTCAGAGCGGGATAATGCGTATCGTGTATCTCGACGACAAGTACCGGGATGCGAACAACAATGTCGCTGCACGACACATGTTCAAGATTACCGGGGTAGAAACTAAGAAATACGAGCCCAGTGCCCGCAACATCTCGCTGAACCTGTAATCATCACAATCGGTCTAAAGACCGCCACGAAAAATAAGGAGTACCATAATGAAAATCTATCATACTGCGCTTGGCGTATGCGACACCTACGAGGTCGTAACGGAACCGCCTCTCGGCTATATCATTTGGAATATCGGCGATAATGCACCGGAAGGCTACCTCCCGTTCTGCAGACTCAAATTTATGCAGCCGTTTGAGGGCGGACGCGAAATTGAGTCGGATACCCTGAAAGCCATGAAATGTGACGGTGCAAGGGAAATCTTAGCCGCCACCGGACTGGGTGCCGAAACCTCCGCCGAGATGAAGAAGTTCATCAAGAAGCACGAACGCAACCCCCGCAAGAGTTGGGAGTGCGAAAGAATGCGTGCCGCTATCCCGTATCTTGAGAGAATCGGAATGTAATACCATCGAGCCGTCTCCGTCTTGGAGGCGGCTTTTTTGTTTATCGTCAGATTCCTGTGTCCGGTAATTTCTCTCTCAATGTTGCATAATCGTGCGAACCGGATACAATAGAAAACAACGAGAGAACGCAAAGAGGTGAGAACATTTTGGAACAGCTTGAAATAATCATTCCGGGCGGTCAGAAACTCTCCGTCCGTGATTTCGTTGAATGGGAGTACAACGGCGGTAAGGCAGATTTTCAGCCGGATGAACATTATCCTTTATGGGGGACTGTTCCTATTGAGGATAAGTTGCGATATATTGCAATCAGTGTGTTTGGTGATTTGGCGAGTTACGGAAAATACGATAACCGAATCGGCGTTACGGACGGTGAGTCGGAGCATTACTTCTTCTTCACGGTTCAGGGCAAGGATGAAGATATTCTTCTCGCCTTGAATGTCATGCTGAATGTGATATATACAAGCGCAGAGGGGAAATGCCGCAAGGAAACCGGCACATCTTTCGCGGAACTGCCACTGATGCAGAGATTTGATGCCATCACCAGATACATCGAAGACGAGTTTGAGACCTGCCTTATGATGCTTTCGGACATCCCGCACATGCAGTGGACCTAAATTCGCAAAAAGTTGTTGCACATTCGTGCGAATTGGGTAAAATGAAGACTGTAAGGTGAATCAGTGGGTGAGTTTTTTGCCCGCGTTACGCGAAAAAAGTGAATACTGAATACAAGAAGCAAGTTCTTTCGGGAGCTTGCTTCTTTTATTTTGGGAGGTTTCTATGACGCATAAGAAGTTGCTGGAACGCAATCGAAAAATTACCGATGCACTGCAAAATGGCGCAAAGGTCACGGACCTCGCGCAGGAGCACGGACTCAGCCCGCAAACCGTCTACCATATCGCACAGGCGGAGATGGAGAAGCGGCGGAAAGTGACTTTTACGGAGTGGAAGGATAACCGCAACAACGAGATTCGCAACCAGTATCAGGAAGGCATTTCAGCCGAAGAACTGGCAAAAGCTTTTAACCTTAACCGCGCCACGATTTTTCGTATTCTGAAAGAAGGCGGGGACTCCTACCACCGGCACCTCGACACGAAAATCGAGACCTCTACTTTGCGCCGCATTAAAGATTTCAAGCAGGGGTTTGTGGACTACGCGAAGAAGAACCCCAACACGCCGGTCGAGAACCTTGCTCGGGAATACGGTATCAGTCCCTCTTCCGGATTCAAGTATCTTCATGAGGCCGGTATCTATCGCGGCAAGGGACGCAAAAAGAAGGCAGCAAAGCCTAAGGGGTGAACCAGTATGAGGAAAAGGAAAGCAACCCGCAGCGAAATCATCGAGCGAAACGAGAAGATTGTAAAGGACTACGAGAACGGTCTATCGTTCGAGGAACTGTCCGAGAAATACGGGCTTTGCGTCAGGACCTGCTATCGCGCTCTCGATGAAGAACAACAGGCGCAGCGCATTGCGGAAGAACAGGACCATGCCAATCTGGTCGATAAAATCGTGGCGGAGTATCAGAAGAATACAGCTGTCCGCGACATTGCCGAAAAGTACGGTGTTTCCATAGGGTATTGCAGTGCCATTGCTGTTCAGGCCGGAATCAGCAACAAAGAACTCAGTCACCGTCGCATCACCCGCCGTCAGCAAAAACGCAACGATGAAATCTTCGAGAAATACCAAAACGGCATCGACGCCAAAGACCTCGCTAAGGCATACCATTATTCCTTGCCGGGTATTTACAGTATCATCCGGCGTGTCCGTAAACAGAAATGTAAAAGAGACTGAGTCCCTTGCATGATGCTGCAGGGGGCTTTTTCTTTTTATGAGGGAGGAAAATCTAGTGAACGATAATGAACGGGCATTGCTTCGGTATGTGGTGGAAGGGGATATTCGGAAATCTCAGCAGCAGGCGAAAATCGTGTTGGAGGGGCTTACTACTGTCAAGGACAAAGCGTTCAAGGAAACCTGTCTGCGAACACTTGCAAGTAAAAGTCCTACACTCATCGAACTGCCGTATAACCTGCAGGGGCTTTTGGTCGCGGAGGATTCGAGCGCTTTCCGAGAAGACCGGTTCCTCATCCGAGACAGCGAGAAGGCGGTCATTGATAAAATGTGCAAGACGCGCCGTGCTGCGCTGCGGTTACAGGAGATGAGGATTCACTATACGAGTTCTCTTTTACTCATGGGTGAACCGGGAACCGGAAAGACTGAGTTGGCGCGGTATATCGCTTACACGACGAACCTTCCTTTCGTGTACACGAATTTCTCCGGTCTGGTGAATTCCGCTCTGGGCAAAACACAGAAGAATATCGGTATGATATTCGATTACGCGAGAAAAAGTCCGTGCGTGCTCTGCCTCGATGAGATTGACGCTATCGGGACACGGCGCGGCGGCAAGGACGATGTTGCGGAAATGAACCGTGTGACGATTGCCCTGATGCAGGAGCTTGACCGACTCGGCAACGACATCATCCTTGTCGGGACCACGAACCGTCCCGATACGCTGGACGATGCTCTGTTCCGGCGCTTCACCTTTGGGCATACGGTAAGACCTCTGTGCCGGGACGATGCGCGTACCCTCGCAAGGATGTTCTTTGCATCAGTAGGGTATTCGGCGTCCGATGCGGAAATTGAATCGCTGCTCAATGACACTTCACAGTATTATACCGCAAGCAAAATCACGAATCTTTGCATCGACCATATCATCGACTGGGTAGCAAATCAGGAGGATACACCATGCATCGGAAAAGTTTAACCGGAGAAGCAAAGCTGAACCGCGATAAGGCAATGCTGAACGATTATATCGCCGGTATGCACATCGCGGAATTGGCTGAAAAATACGGTATCGGCTGCACGAATGTTCAGAAATCCCTTGAAAAGTTAGAGGGATTTGCTGCTGTGCGCCGCAATGACCGCAAAAGCCCGAATCGGAAACCCAACAATCAGAAACGATTGTCGAAAGCCGAAATGGAGCAGCGAAATATTGAGATTGCGCAAGACTACAAAAACGGGGCCTGGACCTTTGAAATCGCTGAGAAATACAATCTCTCTGGACAACAGGTCTATCATATCCTCCGCAGAAGCCCTGATTACACCCCGCACAAAGAGAATATCGGGTCAGCTGTACAGTTCAAAAAGCGCAAACGCAATGCTGAAATCGTTGCGGATGTCAGGGCAAATCCGTACATGACTGTCGGAGAAATCATGGATAAGTATGGGTTATCGGAATCCACCACCTATCAGGTATTTCGCGAAGCGGGGCATCCGATTTCGGGTGGTCTTGTCCGTTTCGGTCCTGAACCGCCCATGAACATCCCGGAATTCAAGCACAGCCCGAAAGTATTGGGGCTGCAGCGTGAAGCCTTGGAAAACACCAAGACCCCGGAGGAAATCGAAGCGCGGAACAACGATATCCTGAAAGACTACAAAGCGGGTGTCAAGGTAGAGAATATCGCAGTACGGTACAATGTCACGCCGCGATTCATTGCGGGGCTTATCCAGAAATACCGGGCACATCATCCCCTCTACCGCAAGAACCTGCGCGGCAACGCAAAAATGAAGAAGACGCTGCCGGAAGAAGTCTGCGAGGGGATTGCGGGAGAATACCAGAACGGGAAAAGCGTCTCCAACATTGCTAAAGACCATAAGATTGCCGTGGGTCAGACCTATAAGATTCTGCATGACTACGGAAAGCTTTCTGAATCGCTGGCAGAAGCCGAAACCCGTAAAGCCACGCAAAGCCGTTCTCCTATCACGGATAATGTAAAAGCCCGAAACCGGGAATTTGCGGAATTTGCACGGATGAATACCGGCAAAAATCTGCGTGACCTTGCGGATATATATGGTATCTCCTACAGCACAGCTGTAAATATCGCAAAGTCCGAAAACATCCATAAACGGGCAGGGGTGGTTGTACCGTGAAAGATTTCGAGTGGCGGTATCGCAGGCATCGTGGCACGGTAGCAGAGGAATGTCCCTGCGTTGCTGCTATGTGGCATCCAACAGCCAATTCTGTATCACCAGAGGAAGTCACCTGCGGCAGCAATCGCAGAATCGCTCTTATCTGTCCGAAATGCGGATACGGAAAGAACGGCGAATGGCGTCCCTCTATCGCCGGTGCCTGTCGAACAGGCGGCGGATGCCCGGCGTGTTCCGGAAAAGTCCTTGTCGAAGGCGTCAATGATGTAGCTACCGTTCATCCCGAAATTGCTGCACAGTGGCATCCGACACTTAATGAGTTCCCGCCCACGCGAGTGACTTCCGGAAGCGCAAGGCATGTATACCTTGTCTGCAAGGATTGCGGGTACGGCGCAAACGGAGAATGGCATCCGATGATTGCTTTTGCCTGCGGGTCCGGGGAAGTACATACCGGATGTCCCGAATGCGCCAGAAACTCACTGAGAAAGGTCATGAGAGCCCACTACGCCAAGACAGCAAGGAAACCTTTAGTATCAGTTGCATGCCCTCAAATCGCCGCTTTGTGGCATCCTGAAAACGAATTCGGCCCCGACATGTATACGACCGGCAGCTGCAAAAATATCCCGCTCGTATGCACCGCATGCGGGTACGGCAAAGACAAAGACTGGACGCCTTCGATTGCTGACGTTTGCCGGAAAGGCGCAAAGTGCCCGTTTTGCGGTAACATCGTGAGGTAATACCCTTGTACAGACAGAAAAACAAGACTCCCTATAACATGGCGGGTCAGATGAAGGTAGGTCTGATTGGTGAATCTGTCACCATGCACTATCTTGACTACTATTGTGAAAAGCACAAGGACAGGATTGCAGGATTTTCGGATGTACGGGATGACAAGAAATATCAGGAAGACGACATCGACTTCATTGTATACAGAAAAGACGGTTCTTCATTCACGGTTGAAGCAAAGGCTGACACCTACAAAACCGGGAATGTCTTCCTCGAAACAGCGGTGAATAGTTTCGCTATCGGAGAAGATGACAAGCTGCTGCGATTTGGAAAATACCAAAAAGCGATAGCCAAGCACTCGAAGGGATGGCTGTATAAGGAAGCTGACTATATCTTTTATTATTTCACCGAGACCAGGCAAATATATGTCTTTGAGCGCATGGCGGCAATGCACTATCTCAATTTCGCTCTGTGCTCGGATACGGTGTTCGTCCACGATGAACGAAGACCTTTCGGGAGGGCTGCGGAAAACAAAGAGCAGCGAAGTAACTACATGCAATACTACGGTACAGGCTTTTGCGTGAACGCGGAACAGATGCGCCGTTCTGATGTCATCGACCACCGGATGCATCGCGTAGGCAACAAGAGTCTGCGATTTTCGGAGCGCATCGAGCCCGGGAAAGTGTTTGAACATTTTGTAAATCATACTTGTATTTGATACACTTTCGCGCCAAAATATGGTATAATGCAAGTACAGATACAGAAAGCACTATATGTTGTACTTATGTACAACATTTTCCGTTCTGGACACTGTATGTGGCACTTTTGCGTTGACAAAATATGCGAATTGCAGATAATTGGTTACACATCTGCTTGCAGCTGGTTGTAGAGCGGCGGCAAGCATCGTATCTGGTATCCCATAAGAGTTGCCGCTCATAAAGACAGCCTCCTCGCGGCGAGCGGCGGTAACACGGGTATTGAGCTCCCCGTGGCAAATGTCTTTTCTCTTGGGTCGTTAGCTCAGTCGGCAGAGCATCGGACTGTTAATCCGAGCGTCGCTGGTTCGAACCCAGTACGACCCGCCACGCGGAGTATAGCAAAGGTAGCTTACCAGCCCCATACGCTGGCGGTTGCAGGTTCAAGTCCTGTCTCCGCACCCATCGTCCATGCCATGACGTTAAACCGGCTATTCATGTCAATCGGTCGGACGTAAAATGACCGAAATATTCTGGTATCGAATACGAAGGTTGCAATGCACCATGGTTAATTCGCCCGCAGCGCACGGGAAAAGGTGGTTCAACTCCACCTGCCAGAGCCATGACCTGTTGGAAGCGATTCTAGCAGGTCAAATAAAACAGGGAGGGCACTCCGATGCAGAAGTAATTCTCGTCCGAATGCAACATCTGAACAGAAGGGACACTCCGATGCACTAACGCACGTCAATTTGACAAACAAAGTGACGAAAGGGTAACTCCAATGTACTGATGAACCTGATGGCGGGCAGCTCCCGTCTTAAAACAACATGATAGGTAGCGCCTATCTGAGTGCGTCCGTACACCTCGGCGTACTCAGCCACCCGATGGGACAGCCTCCACGCGGCGGGTGGTGGACAGCGACTATGATTGTCACTGACGAATGTCCTTTCAGGAACCGCATTGCATTCCCTGTGCAAACGGTATCCTAAACGGTCAGGAAGCCGTGTGGGCGAGTGCTTCCTCTTGTGCTTCGGCGCAGAAACAACAAATCTCGTCCCGCTAAGCATGCATCGTACGAGCATCCCCGTTAAGCCGGGGCGCAGCCAGACGCGACATAGCCGAAAAAGGCGAGACTGCTGCGCGGCATCTGGTAAGTTTGCCGCAGTCTTACACAGCCCATAGCATTCCGTTGACCCGAATTGACAGGGAAGTAACGGCAGGGCTTGAATTGAAGTTGACCAGTGTCCAAAATGCTTTTCCGGATTCTTTCGTATCGTCCACGCAGAGATTCGCGGAATCGCTAAGAGACATAAAGATGATGTTTCGGGGATGACGACCTACTAAACGGACATCATGGCGGGGCTAAGAGAGGGTTCACCCGCTTTTTCTCATGCAGGTATCGTATAGGGGTTAATACACCAGCCTTCCAAGCTGGTCACGCGGGTTCGAATCCCGCTGCCCGCTCCACCGTCGCCGTCACCGTACGCCACGACATTAAATTTGGCGAGCATGGTTCAGAGAACCCGCGCCAAGGAAGCCCACTGCGTGAGCGGTGGGAGGAATTGGCGCATGAGTTTTCAAGAATGATGAATGTGTACAATCTGTAAATAAGAAAGCCACTTGATTTCTTTTTGCATCAAAAAATGTTATAATGCCGGTATAATCAATCAAGGAAAGGAGGGCTATTATGGCTTTCGGAAACAAGAATAGTACGCCATCGTTTGCGTTGACTCTTCCTATGAAAGTAACTAAGCAGGATGAAATTTTTCTTTCCAAAAAGTTTCGCATTGGATGCATGGTTTACAACCAAATGGTTACGAAAACCACAAAGATGTGGCATCAACTGCGTAAAACGCGTGAATACAAAAATCTTGTGAAAGCCATAAAAGCTGCTCCTGCCAATAGTGATGAACGAAAAGCACTCTTGGTGAAGCGTTCCAATTTGATTAAGCAGGCAGGCTTTTCCGAGGGTGTCTTCCACAAGCTGGTTGTACCTTACCAAAAAGCGTATAACGTAAATTGCGATGTCGCTCAAAAAGTAGCGTCCGCCGTTTGGAAGGCATGGAACGATTTCTTTTACGGGAAAGGAAAAACCGTACACTATAAAAAGTTGGACGATTTTGTAACCCTTTCCGGGAAGAAAAATAACTGTGGTATATTCTTTCGCCCAGCAAATCATACGGTGAGTTCTTTGGAGTCCGCCAAGCGAAAAGCGAAAAACTCTATCGAAAAAAGATACTTCGATGCTTTTAGAAAGCCAGATGCCAAAGAGGGCAAAGAGGTAGTTCTTCCCGATGAAGTGAAAGCACAAATAGAAAAAGAGATTGCCGATGCCACGGCGAAAATTGAACCGTATATCGGAGATGGCAATCTGCGTATCATTTACGAGAAGCACGAATTCCTTGTCAAAGTGCGCAACCCCGATACTCAAACGGGCAAGTATCAACAGGAGGCGCTAAAATGCGGCGTTAAGTATTGCCGCATTGTTCGCTCATGGGTCGGTACTAAATGGAAGTATTACGCTCAACTTATTTTGGAAGGCTATCCGCCCATCAAATGTGACAGTAACGGAGTTGCAAAACACCCTGTCAAGGAAGGTCGCATTGGCATAGATATCGGCACGCAAACCATCGCGTTTTGCGGTAAAGATGTTTGCGACCTTCGTGTACTTGCACCGTCTGCTATAGCTGAAGCTCGCAATGGTCTTATCAAGGAAATCGCTCGCATTATGCGGCAGATGGACCGTTCGCGTCGTGCGATGAATCCGCAATACTTTAACGAAAACGGAACCGTCAAACGCTTGAAGCGCAAGAATGGACATAAGCAAATTCGTCATTGGAACTATAGCAAGAACTATTATCGGTTGCTGCATAGGCTGCGGGACTTGAACCGCAAACTTGCTGCTGTACGCAAGACGGAGCATTATATTCTCGCCAATGAATTGCTGACATACGGCAACGAATTCGTAGTTGAAGATATGAACTACAAAGCCTTGCAGAAGCGCAGCAAGAAAACAAAAATCAATCCGAAAACCGGTAGAGCGCATACCAAAAAGCGGTTCGGTAAATCTATCGGACGCTGCGCTCCTGCTTTGTTTATAACAATTTTGGGGCAAAAAGCAAGTCGTTACGGCGGCAGTGTTATCAAGGTCAGCACCTTTGAGACGAAAGCCTCGCAGTTTGACCATACCGACGATAGTTATACAAAGAAAAAACTGTCCCAGCGTTTTGCAAAACTTTCCGACGGAACCATTGTTCAGCGAGATTTGTATTCCGCATTCCTTTTATTACATCTTAGAAAGAATCTTCAATCCTATAACAAAAAAAACATTAAGAAAGATTTCCCGCAGTTTAAGAAACTGCACGATGAAACAAAAGAGCGCTTGCAAAACAGCCACGAGTGGTTGCCTTCTAGCGTAGGATTCTAAAACACTTACAATTTAAGGGGTTTCGACGTAGCCCCATTGATTGCCTTGAAGTGCTGCTTTCAGTAGCACTTGATAGGTGAAACCCTTATTAAGGGGATATCTACACTTTTTATGCTGGCTTTTCGGGCATTTTGTCCTGCCTTTAAGCTTCGCTTTGGGTAGTAAGTACACTGGTCTATCGAAAGATAGTGTATCCGGCAGCTTTTGCTGTTGGAAAACCCTGTAACTGCATTGCGTCAGCATAGAATCCCACTCCGTGAGGGGTGAGAGTACGTCAATTGTGGTCCGCTGTCGAATGCCCACGGACAGCCAAAAAATCAATCGGCAAACAGGTGCTGCACCTGAAGGTATCCGAAAGTCTCAGCATCAGTCGCGAATGGTGCTGAAAAACATCGGAGAGGATACAGCGCAGAATCCTCCGGGGTTGCTACCGGATGGTGCTGGACGCGAGGTTAGCTTCCTCGCTGAGGGGTGATAACCAGCATAAAACACCCTACCGTGCTTGGTTAGCTCAGTTGGTAGAGCAGCGCATTCGTAACGCGCAGGTCGGCAGTTCGAGTCTGCCATCAAGCTCCACGGTCCGATTGGGTGACGCGCTCTTTGAGAATCCGCCCAAGAAGCTGTCAGCGGGGGCATGCACTTGCTGACGGTTGGCTAAGTCCTTACGGAAGTCGTCGTAGCCGGAACCGAACACGAACGGGCAACGTAAAGCCCCGCACGGCAGAGCGTTATCTGCTTTAGCGCATGACAACTCTAAGTAGGAAGGAGATGATTCCGATGGAGCAGGCAATTATCAACGTCGAAGGCACATCAACGATTGAAACCGCAGCGGCGGCTAAGAAGTTGATTGAGACCTTCGGAAGTCAGAACATCCGTGCTCTCTCGGTCAAGCGCGTGGACGAGAACAGTAACGAAGTCGTTGTTGAACTCGATTTTGTACCGGGTCTGGCACCGCATCTGCACGGCTTCGCTTTGCAAGTCAATGGCTTGACTGCGGGTTACGACGGCACCGGCCCCTCGAACCTGTACGAAGTACTGCAAGCAGCTGGCGTCGATGAGCGCCTTCTGACGCGTGAGGATATCACGCAGAAGAGCGACAAGACCATTCCGCTGCATCTGGAGCGCGAGGTCAAACAGTACGGCGAACTTCATTACGCGTAATTACTGGCGGGTCTTTCCCGCCATCATGGGGGCATAGCTCAGTTGGGAGAGCACCTGCTTTGCAAGCAGGGGGTCGAGGGTTCGAATCCCTTTGCTTCCACCACCAGACACATCTCCATCTTGGAAATCGTCTCTGGGCGTGCATTGTACTGTTACACAAGCGCAGTACGGTCATTTATTTGGTGCGGTACTCCTTAACTACACCACGAAGACGATAATCCTGCCCGCACCGCCCCCACCTGAGGGTCATTTACACAGGGTTACGTCAAGCCGAAAACATCATGCCGAGTGGCGAAAACGGCTGCGGCATGGGCGAGACAAATTCGTCTCGTCAGCCATCTTTTGAGAGCGACCTCCACGCGGTAGATGGCGGGCAACGCAGATTTCTGCGGCTAACACTCTCTGATTCTTGGATAGGTGTCCGAGTGGTTTATGGAACTGGTCTTGAAAACCAGAGATGCATCCGCGTCCGTGGGTTCGAATCCTACCCTATCCGCCATCAGCAGTCGGATACACTCTGTACCCGGCTGCTTTTTACATATTTGCGCTTCTTTTCATCGTACCAGAATCGTTTTTTCTCCGATAGGAGCCTCTCGGATTCTGTTGCGATTTGTGAACATTACGTTAATCATGGTTGTACTCAGTATACTTTCAAGGAAAAATGTGGTATAATGCATATAGAGCGACAGGGAAAACGAAATATCAGAAGTCCTCCGCTCTTCACATCGTTTCGTTGATGTAGGGACTCACCCCACACAGTAAAAAGGAGAAGTAAAATCATGCGCAAAAAGTCTATGATGAAGAATGTGCTTGCAGTTGCCATGGCTGCTACAGTCGCAATCTCTGTTACCGGATGTAAGGGCAAGAAGAATCAGGATGCTGCCTCTTCTGCTCCTTCCACCAGCCTGAGCGATTCTGCAAGCACCGCACAGTCCGAAACCCCCGACACTGCCGAGAAGGAAGATACCAGCGCGGCGGCGTCCGAGAGCAAGGCTGAGAGTGAAGCCGAGAGCAAGCCCGATTCCAATGCTGCCAGCACCGAGAACAAGACCGCTGAGTCTGAGGCTGCTTCCGACAAGGCTGAGAAGCCCGCTGCCAGCCAGAACACGAACCCCGACAATGTTTCTACTAAGGATGGTCCCGCCAAGGCTCCCGTCTACAACACCCATAAAACCACCACCGGCACCAAGACTCCTGCCCAGAAGCCTGCTGCTGTGACTCCCGCTGCCACTCCCGCCGAGAAGAAGTCTCAGCCCGTCTACACCTTCACCGTGCGCCATCATGACGCCACCTGCACCACGCAGGGCTATGATGAGCATATCTGCAACGAGTGGGGCGGCATGAACTACAACGACAACTATGTTGCCGCCAAGGGTCATAGCTGGGATAACGGCACCGTGACGAAAGCTGCCACCTACACCGAGACCGGCATCAAGACCTTCAAGTGCAAGGATTGCGGTGAGACCCGTACTGAGGAGATTCCTTCTCTGGACAAGACCTACCACATCCTGCAGGTCGTTGCCCCCACCTGCACTTCCGAGGGCTATACCATCTATGAGTGCAATGAGGTTCCGGGTCTTACTTACAAGGGTGATTTCACCGACAAGACCCCGCACACCTATGATGAGGGTGTCGTGACCAAGGAAGCGACCATCTACGAGAAGGGCGTCAAGACCTTTACCTGCTCTGCTTGCGGTGATACCTATACCGAGGATATCCCGATGGTGGAGAAGACTTGGCACAAGGGTGATACGGTTGCTCCCACCTGCACTGAGCAGGGCTACACCGTCTACATCTGCGACCAGGACGCTACGCTGACAGAGAACCGCGATTTCGTGGACGCTCTGGACCATGATTGGGGCGAGGGTGTCGTCACCAAGGCTGCTACCTGCACTGAGGATGGCGAGAAGACCTTTACCTGCTCTCGTGACGGCGCGACCAAGACTGAGGTCATCCCGGCTGTGGGTCACAAGTGGGATGATGGTACTGTCACCACGCCCGCCACCTGTGAGGCTTCCGGCGTGAAGACCTACAAGTGCCTGAACGATGGCTGCACCGAGACTAAGACCGAGGAGATTGCCGCGCTTGGTCATAACTACGATGACGGCGTTGTCACCAAGGCTGCTACCTGTACTGAGGATGGCGTCAAGACCTTCACTTGCCAGAACGACAAGAGCCATACCTACACCGAGGTCATCCCCGCAACCGGTCACGATTACGATGACGGCGTTGTGACCACCAAGCCCACCTACACCGAGAACGGTGTCAAGACCTTCACCTGCCACAACTGTGGTGATACCTACACTGAGAGCATTCCGGCTCTGGGTTACACCTACAACGAGACCGTGGTTGCTCCTACCTGCACTGAGGACGGCTATACCATGCACGAGTGCGTGGAAGATGCCACCAAGTCCTTCAAGGACAACATCGTCCCTGCACTGGGTCATGAGTACAAGGAAGTCACTACTCCCGCCACCTGCAAGGACGCTGGCAGCGTAGATAAGGTCTGTGAGCGCTGCAACGATAAGCAGCATGTCCGCGATATCCCCGTCAATGAGGAGCATCAGTGGGACGAGGGCGTTATCACCAAGGAGCCTACTGCCACCGAGCCGGGCATCAAGACCTATACCTGCACCGTCTGCAACAAGACCAAGACCGAGAGCATTGCCAAGGTCCATGTCCATGAGTATACGGGTTTCGGTGAAATCGTCAAGGAGCCCTCTTGTGAGACTGAGGGCGAGCGTTGGATGTACTGCACCAATGATGGCTGCGACAGCAAAATTCTCGTTCCTATGCCCGCTATCGGCAGCCACGACTGGGACTTCGAGCACACCGAATGCCTGAAAAAGGCTACCTGCACCGAGCCGGGCACTATGCTGATGCACTGCAAGCGCGATGCTTCCCATACCATGACCTACTCCTATGGTGGTACTGGTCATATCTGGGATGAGGGTGTCATCACTACCCAGCCCACTCATGACGAGTACGGCGTCAAGACCCTGCATTGCAAGAACTGCGATGCGACCATGACCGAAAAGGTCCTGCCCACCAAGTACACCTTCACTGTTACCGTTGTCCCGCCGACTTGCACCGAGGACGGCTACACGATGCACAAGTGCAACGAAGATGACAGCTTCTCCTACAAGGACAACATTGTACACTCCACCGGTCACCATGCCGAGATGCGTGTCATTGAGCCTACCTGCAAGGAAGAGGGTCGCACCGAAATCTACTGCACCGTCTGCGGTGAAGTGAGCACCGTTCTCTCTACCACGCCCAAGAAAGACCATACTTGGGATAACGGTGTCGTTACCACCGAGCCTACCACTGAGCATGAGGGTGTCAAGACCTACACTTGCACTGGTTGCGGCGAGACCAAGACTGAGTCTATCGCTCGTCTGCCCGCGAGTGCTAAGGTGGCTGCAAACCCTATCGAAGCCGGGACTAAGCCTGTTGTCGAGGTTCCGGCGCAGGAAATGAGCGCCGAGAGCATCAACGCCGAGACCTATGTCGCAGAGACTCCGGTTGAGTCTGCTGTACCTGCTGAAACTCCTGCCGAGCCCGTTGCTCCTGTTGAGCCCGCTGTACCTGCTGAGACTCCTGCCGAGCCTGCCGCTCCTGTTGAGTCTGCTGAGACCGAGAAGTCTGCCGAGACTTCCGAGGACAGCACCGACACCAAGCAGGAAGATGCCGACATGCCTAAGGAGACCGAGGCTGAGGTCGTAATCGTTGAGGGCGCTGCGGAGTAAATCTTCCGTTTCCAACACTACAACAAAGGTCCGCAAAGACCTGAATCTATCGAGGCTTGCCGGGAAACTGGCAAGCCTTTTTTATTGCCCGGCAGACCCGCATGGTGCTGCTTACAAACCAAAGAAAGGTGATACGAATGATTGATTATATTGAGAAAGCAAAGGCATTCGCCATGATGGCGCACAAGGGCCAGACCGACAAGGCAGGGGAAGACTACTTTACGGCGCATGTGGCCGTTGTCGCAGACGGCGTTGAGCCTGACCCGCTGGTGAAAGCTGCCGCCTACCTGCACGACACGGTGGAGGATACCGGCACCACGATAGATACCATCAGAGCGGAATTTCCTCCGGAAGTGGCTGAGGCGGTCTCTGTACTGACTCGGGAAAAAGATATGACATACGCAGAGTATATCTGGCGTGTTAAGCAAAACGACATTGCCGTCAAGGTAAAACGCGCAGACCTCGAACGGCTGCGGTGCGTCTTCTGACGGCATTTGCATTCCGAACGCTGCTTGTCGATTCATTTCGGCAGGCAGCGTTTTTTTGTTGCCTGCAATACAGAAAGGCAGCAAAAGAAAATGAACGTTCCAACAATCGATATCCAGCAAACAGGTGCCAATATCAAGGCACTGCGAAAAGCGGCAGGCATCAAGGTAAAGGATGTGGCGGATACGCTCGGTGTCTCCACACAGGCGGTAGCCAAATGGCAGGCAGGCACTGCACTTCCTACCATCGACAACCTTGTGATTCTCGCCGCGATGCTCGATACGAAAATCGATGACATTCTCGTCATCGCATAAACCCTCGCCGCAGGATTGCGGCTATATGGCCGAATAGACGAATTGGTTAAGTCGCAAGCCTTTCACGCTTGAGAGTATGGGTTCAAGCCCCATTTCGGTCACCATCTGCTTCTGTAGCTCAGTTGGTAGAGCAGTAGGTTGAAGCCCTATGTGTCGCTGGTTCGATTCCAGCCGGGAGCACCATATGTGTCGGTAAGCAAGAGGTTAAAGCAGGCGGTCTGTAAAACCGCTCCGTTACGGTTCGTAGGTCCGAATCCTACCCGGCACACCATAAGGCCCCTTCGACAAGTTGGTCTAAGTCGCCAGCCTCTCAAGCTGGAGTCGGCAGTTCGAGTCTGCCAGGGGTCATACAAGCACCCACAACGAGATAGTAAAGTTTAGAGTTCGGTAGTCAACTTTATTGTTTAACAAAACGGGTGCAAATCTGCAGAGGTCGCCTAACGGTAGGGCAACGGATTGCTAATCCGTCGTCGGGTCAATCCCCGGCTTGCGAGTTCGAATCTCGCTCTCTGCGCCATATGCTCATGTGGCCGAGTGGCCGATGGCAGCGGTCCAGAAAACCGCCGGTGAGAAATCGCCCGAGGGTTCGAATCCTTCCATGAGCGCCACTGCCTCTAAAATCTTCGATTTCAGTCGAGGAATATAGGGGCACTTTTTTGTTTGTATCTTATTTGTTACGAATCAGCGTTCATGGTTGTACTGAATACACATTTGTGGTATAATGCTAATAAAGTAACGGAGGTGCGCCATGATTTTCGAAATGACCGAAAAGCAGTATCAGCTGTTTTTGCATATCATGCAGGTGATGCAGACATTCTACGGCAATGATTTTTCTTCCATCTGCAAAGAAGTGGGTGACGCCTACGGTGTGCATGACGCGGATATTGAAAAGGCATATACGATGTTCACGGATTTCAAGGTCACCGCTCCCGTACCTTTCATGCAAAACGCAGCAGGGGAAATCTATCAGACTGCGCTCGCGGCAGCGGATATCGAGGTAGGGAACAAGGAAACCCCGTATACTAAGCGCATCGACATGAATGAAAGTGCTTGGGTAAAAGCTGCTGCCATCCTCGATGCGTATTCCAGAATCCTAATGGGACAGTTCAGCATCATCTATGAGGTTCTCGATATAGCTGATACCGACAACAAACCGCAGCTGCAGGCGTATCATGACGCTCGTTGGGGCGGCATCGGCATAGCGGAAGCCCGTGACCTTCTGATTCCACAGCTGAGAAAACTCAGGGTTGGATGGAATGGTAATTTCGGCATCTCAAACGCAGGGCTTGCCTACAACAGCAAACTTGCCTATGAGATGCTCAAAGCAATCCTGTATGCGTGCAGACAAGGGGACGGCACCGTTCTGAAAGTAACGGACGAGCCGCTGATGTATGCACCCTGCAAATCAAATCTTCATGCGTTGTAAAGCATTTTTTAAGAAGGAGATTTCATGAAAGCCAACTATAAAGTCGTAAACAACCGTCAGGCGCAGCTGAAAAAGGTCATTTGGGACTTCAAACCGACGGGCGCATGTGCCTTTCTCATGTTCCGCTACTATGTCATGAAGATGATGGCTGCAACTGATTCCGCCAAGGAGCAGGGGGTGCCGCTCGGTGACTATACCAAACTCGAAGTCGAGGACAGTGTCAACGAGTTTCTTCGTGACGCGAAGGATGATGCTATTTCGAACTATGTTGACCCCGATGTGGAGCCCGAGGATATCATCATCCACTTCGATGGCACGCCAAAAGAGTTCGCCAAAGAATTCGAAATGCACGTTCTTGTTGCAATGACCAGCAATTTCGAGCATGCGTTCCTCGATTTCTCGGACATCAACAGTATCAGCCGTAGTCACTTTGAATTGGCTGTCGCACAGTTCATGTCCGCATACGAGCGGGAAGAAGGGAAAGTTGATAACTTCTGTAATGATGATAAGGACTGATAATCATGACTGCTCTCAAAAATGCACTCGCGGTAAATGACGGCAAAGCGGTCGTCATTTCGATAAAACGCGAATGGCTTGCTAAAATCATGTCGGGTGAAAAGACGCTCGAAGTCCGCAAATCTCGACCTTGGGAAATCTCGTTTCCATTCGCTGTATTCTGCTATGAGACAAAGGCAAACGGCGGTGCAGGGGAAATCATCGGGGCTTTTACCTGCGAGGACATCGACCAGCTGAACTGCCTGACAGGATTGTCTCCTTACTATGCAGACGGCGAAAAGCTGTCCGGTATGGCGGATAAGTTTATTCGGGAAAGCTGTATCGATATAGCCGCGCTGTTCGAGTATGGCAACAAAACCGGCATGCTGTATGGCTGGAATATCTCAAATGTCCGCAAACTTTCTCTGCCCATGCATCAGCTGCACCTGAAACGCGCCCCGCAATCGTGGCAATACATCAACCTGAACGCAGACGACATAGAAAGCGTAGCTGCCGCCATTGAATGAGCGGGAAGCGTAGCTGCGGGGAAACCATCGAAAGCGTAGCCGCATCTCAAAATCCCCCTTGCACAGTTGTGCGAATCGAATAGAATAGTAAGTGCATGATAGATACCATCTTCTGATTCCCCATACCGGTAGATTCACAATCTGTTATGTGCTTAGAGCAGACTCTCGAAATGAGGGTCTGCTTTTTTGTTTCCATTTTCAGAAAAGGAGGTAAACCTTGAATACCAGAACATTTACGAAATTTGCAAAAGCAGCCGAAAACTGCCGCTACAAGAACGATTTTCAGTTTGATTTGGTGCAGTGCGAGAAAGCGTATCAAATGGGCGGCGAGATGCGGATTGAAGCCGAATGCTGGCTGAATCTCTTTGAGAGCCTTGGAGAAGACGACATCAAATCCTACGTCAAGTCGGTCTATAGGCCAGGAGACCTTGACCCGTTTCGCAAGAAACTGCCGAAGGAGTAAGTCCCATAATGCAGATACTATTTCATCTCATGGCGAATACCGGATGCTTGCCGGACAAGGTCGTTCCGCAAATCCCTACGAATCGGATGAAGGGGGAGGACCAGGAAACACCGAGAATCTGTACCGGACACACACTCGATGACTGCCTGACCGGCATCGGTATCCCGCATTTCATATCGAGTTTCCTGCTATCGGAAATTCGGCAGGGGAGAAGCGCGAAACACGCCGCCGAGACGATGCTCCTGCCGTTCGTCGGAAGAGTGTATTGTGTCGAGGATAACAATCCAGCACTGATACTGGACGATAAGACAAAGTATTTCGTGGCGGATTCCGTTGTCACGCACGAATGCTGGCTGACGGAGTACATCGACCCCATCAAAACGGAAAAGCTATGGCTCGTGGACGGAGAAGTTCAGTTCATACCGTTTTCGCATAACGGCAATCAGTACGAATACCCTGTCGTTCTCGATTCTCAGTGGTCTTCGATTCCGATGCAGCCCGCTCCTGAATTCCGAAAATGCCTTCTTGACATCACCAAGAAATGGCTTGAGGAAGAATAAGATGCGAGAAATGTGCCGTGAATAACAACACTGAAATGCAAAAATCGCACACAAAACCATGGCGGAGTCTTTTTCGGAAGACTTCGCCTTTTTTTGTTTTTCTCTTGCGTATCCTTGCGAACGGCATAGAATTGGTATTGTACGATAGATAACATTCTACACAGCCGAATATTTCGGGCGTACATCATTCACAATTCTGTTTTCAAATTAGGCAGACTTACCATTCGTGGTAGGTCTGCTTTTTTTGTTTTCAGAAATCCGTATCCATCTTTTTGAACGCGACTGCAAGGAGGTCCGCTATGTTTAATCGCAATCCCAAGAAAAACACCCGCTTCGCCATCTATGCCGGTAACCCAGGTTTTTCCGGCATGGTTATCTGCTCCGATTTTATCGGGTATGTCAAAGCCCCGTCGCTCAGCGATGCCTATGATGCAGCGTATCGGTATCTTGCCAACAGCGGATATACCGCCATCGTAGTCCGTGAAGCATGAAGTTTTTCCGACAACCGAACATCAATCACATCCCGCCGAACAGCTATTGTCGGCGGGAACTTTTATTCAAAGGAGTAATCACAATGAACGACAAACTGAAATTCTATGCCGGGACCACCGCTTTTATGCTCAGCGTTATCACCATCATAGGCTGCTTAGCCTGCTTTTTCTCGACGCCTGCGTATGCTGCGTCGGTAAAGCCAGCTGATGATTCTGATATCGAGTATGTCACGCCGTTGGAGGTTCATCTTCGGGAACTCAACGCTCAGCCGCCTTTCGCGCCAGTGCTGCCTGCACCTGAGCAGGAGGTGACCGAGACAGAGCCCGAATCTGAGCCTTCTGTCGAGACGGCAGAGACTGCGGCGGAACCGGCAGAAGAACCTGTGACGGACACGATGCCTCAGAACCTTTCTGACAATGAATACGCCATCTATACAGCGTTGCGGGATGCAGGTCTTTCTAAGGCCGGCACTGCAGCTGTGATGGGGTGCATGGCAATGGAGAGCGGGCTTCGTGTTACTGCCGAGAATCCGAACGACGGAGGCTATGGGCTTCTGCAATGGACACACGGCCGTAAGACGAATCTCTTGAACTGGTGCTATGCATCGGGTTTGGATGCAAGTTCCGTGTCCGGTCAGGTCCAATTCTTTGTCCATGAGCTCAATGCCACCTACAGTCAGGCAGCTGGGTACTCGTATCCGGTATACGAGACACTCACCACGAGCGACAGTGTAGAAGATTGTCTTGCGATGTTCTTCTCGCACATGGAAGCCGGGGTGAATGTCCCTATCTCGTCCAGCAAGGTCTATTGCGGGAACCTGACCACCTTACAACTCTACAACAAGCGGCTGAACGCTGCTTACAAGTATTTCTAAAAAATGAGGCGATTTACTATGACAAACACTGCGTATAAGACTCGAAAACTACTGTCTATGCTCTCCTGTGCCGAGAAGGAGAACGACGGTCTGATGCTGACGCATAACCTGCAAAACATGCAGCGCAACGGCAAGCAGACGGGCTGCTACGGACACATCATGAATATCCTGAACGGAAAATGCGTGTATGTGACCACAGAACGGTCTTGCTATCAGCCGATTGCCGACAAGAATATGGTTCGCTATGCCGCCGATATGAAGGATTACTCCTCTGTATCGCTCGGTGCCAGGGGCCGCAACCAGTTTGTGACCAATGATGAGTTGGTCGGAAAAATCGTTGACATGCTTCGATAACCGGAGCAAAAAAGGAGCATTACCATGAACAGAATCATCTATACCTTCTTCAAAACCTTAGCTGTCCTGTTTGTTCTCTTCATCTTCCTGAGCATCAGTGCTTTGGCACAGTCCTTCACGCTGCACAATATCGCGCTGCTCGTGGTCAGTGTCATTTGCCTGAACAAATGCTGCGGGATGATGCTTGCGGCAAAAGCTGAAAGAAAGTGAGGAAAAATCATGAATACCAATATTCGCTGGCTCGCCGCTTATACTGCGGACATCTTTGACGATTATCTCGCCGAGATAAAACTTCCTATCGTTTGCAGTGATGCAAGCGAGGAAGAAGACCGGCATAGCAACGAAAACAGTGCGATGCTGTATGGCATGGAATACTGGAATCTCGTGGAAGATATCGAAGCCTATCTTCGTGCCTCTGCCGAGAAGCCGGTCAATCCGAATGAAATTCTTGCCATGTTCGACACGCTTCTCACGGATAAGGGTCACAGTGACTCGATTCCGAGCGGAGAGAAGCGCGATGAAATCATTGCAAGAATCGATAAACTCCTGAAACCAGCGGAGGTAACGAGATGACACTTACACGAAAAGGCTGGAATAGCCTGAAACCCATCACAGCACCCGAGCAGATGTCTACGCCGATTCACTGGAATCCGATGAGTGATGATTGGAAGCGGTGGATTGACAGCCATCAGGTATATAACGGCGAATCGAGATTCTCCAAGGAGATGCTCGATGCCATGAAAGCACTGCATGACAAGATTCTCGGCTTCGGAGGAGATGAGGTCTGCATGACTGCCTACGACGAAGACGCCGTAAAAACACTCAGTCTGGGGCAGTTCTTCTATGGCAGCAGCTATATGCGCAAGGGTCAGCCCAGTCAATGTCACGCGAATTCCGCTTATCTTTGGGATGCAAACCGTGGTCACTGCTCTATTGCGACCGGGTACGCTCTTTCCGAGGACGGGCTTTGGCGTTGTCATTCCTGGGTCGTACAGCCCCGGAGCCGCACAATGCGTGTCTGGGAAACGACCGTTAAGCGTGTGGCGTATTTCGGATTCGTGATGAACGATACCGAATGCCAGGAGTTTTTGGACAACAACACCTGACAGCGAAGGGGTTATTTGTGTGAACGAATCTAACAATATCCAGAAGTTATCTGAATACGGCATGATTGCTCCGGACGGAACATGGTATCCTTGCGAGTTCGGAGAGCATGCGGCTCTTGCGGGGCGCATCATCATGCAAAACAGAATACGCCTGAACCTCTCTGATAAGGAAGTCTTAGACATGGCCTATGATTGGAGCGGGAAGGGTCTCGATTACCTGTACCGGCGCGGTTGGATTGCGGTTCGTAATCCGTCTTTGGGAAAAACATTTCTTGATATGGACGCCACCAAAACCGCAACTCAGGCACAGATGAACACCGTTTTCGATTACATCCACAAATATGAACGCTATGACATGGATATTTCCAAGCTCACAGCGTACTAA